CTGAACCTACGTTTTCATGGTCACCTATCTTCTTTACTCTAGCTGACATATTACCTGCTGTGGTTGTTTGTACCGCTAATACTTCTTTACCTTTTAAAGCTAATAAGTCTATAAAACCAAACAAGTCTTGTCTTATTCTTGCAAATGCGTTCCAATGTTCTACTACTGCTACTGTATATCCTTCTTCTCGTAATTTAGCTAAACTCAACTGCGTAGGTGATTTACTTGCCATCAAATTGGCTTTCGTTAGGTTTTGATATTCCTTCTTTAAATCTTTTCTCTACATCACCTGTGGACTTATTAAGTTCGTATTCATAAGCATGTGGTGACACGTCAGGACTGTTCTTTTCTTTTTTGAAAATCTTATCCCAGTTATCTTGTGCTTCTTTTTCAGAAATTAACAATGGTCTTCTTCCAGAACCTTTACCCATTATTTAACTCCCAAATGTTCGTTATTAAATAGCCAACCTATAGTTTTTCTATGTGCTTCTTCCCATGCTGCTATTCTATCATGCTTATCTAACATTTTGTCATTATCTATCATGTGATGGCATTGATGACATAAAAACGCTATGCGATAATCGTGAGATTTAATTCCTGTGCCTTTGCCATCTCTGAGTTGATTAGAGTGTGCAGCAACAACTGTTCCGTCTTGCATAGAACACATCATACATGATGCACCATCTGCTAGTTTAAGTAATTTAGAGTTTCTATAATTCATTAGTGATTAAATAATTTAATAATGACTTTATTAAACCATCTTCTTATCAAATAACTTCTAATAATAGATATTAATGTAAATATAAGACCAATTTGAATTGATTGATTAATAGTAATATTAAATCCAAATAATGGAAGTATGTATATATTAGCAATAAAGTTAATTAAAAATCCTATAATAACATTTACTACTGATTCAATAAATGAATTTAGTCTATTTTGCATAATAATTCATGTTTAAAATAAGTCGTGATTAGGAATGTTATTAACTTCAATTACAGGTTGATTCATAGTTCTACTAGGACAATCTTTGTATTCAAAACTAGCTGTCTCTCTGTTCTTAGATGTTGAACCTTTAAGAATGCCTTTGCTTTCACCAACTTTACCTAGCTTTCTTGTTAGCTTCCAATCTTTTTCTCTGCTTAAACTATTAATAAAACTTAAAGCTCCTGTAGTAAGTAACACTCTAAAATCTTGTTTGTAGTATATCTCAGATACAGCATTTAAAAACTGTTTGCCAATTCCTATGCCTTGAAAGTCTGGTAATACTACCATTCTATGTATCTTCTTAAAGTTGCAACATTTAGGGTGAGGAAAGTGAGTGATTGCTGCAAACGCTATAGGAAATCCTTTATATTCTAAAGCGTAACAATGACTGCCTCTTAATATTTCATGTGTTAAATAGTGATAGTTAGCAAATGATTTCCATTCGTCAACTGACGCTGTTCTAAGTTGAAATGTAAGTTTTGGTCTTTGCCAAAGTAACCCCCTATTAAAACTCTTTGCATTAGTATCAAATATCCAATCAGGTTGTAACCATTCAATTATATCACTATGACATGATACAGCAATAAATTTATAGTTATTCTTTCTGATAAAGTTACTTACAGCTAGTGAAGTGACTTTAGCTACGTCTCTATCAACAACGCTAGTAAACTCGTCAAAGATAACTGTATCATTTTTTTCTAATAACAATCGTGCTAAATCTACACGCATCTTTTGACCATTAGATAATAAATGATATGGCTTTAACCAATTTAATGGACTTGAAAAACCTACTTTAGTAAGTGACTCAATAATCTTTTCACTTGATAAACTTACATCAAAGTTATCTACAATTGATTTTGATTCGTCCCATTTATGTTCTTTAAACAAGTAAAAGTCTTTAAACTTTTCTTTAGCTATTGTTGTTTTACCTGTTCCACTTTGACCAACAATCAATCCAATATTCCAATCAAAGTTTGTTTCAAAGTTAACCATAAACTCATCTACAATTTCATCAAAACTAATGTCATACATTTTGCATATAAAATTGTTTCGTTCTGTTTTGTCAAACTTTGTTTTTTTAGTAATTACTGTCATCTTTTCTTGCACTTCAAATAAATCATTCATATCTCTCTCCTAAAGTTAATAATCCCACATCCAACCTAAATTAGTTTGTGCCCAAATTTCAATTGAATTTTGATACTCCGTCATGTCGCTTGTAGTTAATTTTGTTGTTGATTTGATAAGCTCTACTGGCATTCCTGCAATTTCAGTTTGATATCTTAAAAACTTGTAACCACAAAGCTCATGAATTTGGTCTTTATCAATTCCTGTATGTCTAGATATACTTGTATACAGTTCCCAAAGACGTTCATTTTGTTCCAAACTGCGATTAAGTTTTGCATCTGTAACTGTTACACGCCAGCGTTTAGTAAAATCAAGAGTCTTGAGCTTTTCTATAAGCTGAGGTAAGTTTTGCTGCGTTAGTGACCATTTTATCATCTCTCCATCCTTTCGTTTTAAATACTTGTCCGTCTTTAGATACAGCTTTATATTGTATATCATCTCCAAAGAGCTTTTTACATTCTTTTATAAAATCGTTTATTGTCATGGTGATTCTCTATAACATAAAGTTTTTTTACTAAACCAAAAGTTGAATGACCCTTCAAATTGTCCATTGCGATTCTTTTGCAAGAAAACTTTTGCATGAGGAATAATCTTAAGTTCATCTTCTGGAGTTTTACCAGCTTCTTCTAATCTCTCACGTTCCCGATTGCGCCACACACAGAGAATATTATCGCAGAGGTTCCGAATATGACTTGAACCCATGATATTAGTTGGGTCAGGTATCTCATCTTCTGATTTCATTTTCCTTGTATGAGCAACCAAAAATACATGAATATTTAGGTCTCTTACTGTTACTGCCAATTTGTCAACAAATAGTTTCTGAGCTTCTAAGGACTCTTCACTAATGTCACTCATTTTCATAAGACTGTCAATCACAAATACCTCACAACCCAAGATGTGTTTTCCGTAGGTAAGAGTGGCTATCATATCGTCTGAAGTAGTAACTCCTGTTTGGTCGTAAATATAAAGTTTTTCAGCAGCTCGTTCACAAAATTTGCGTATGTAATCGTCTGTGGGTTCTGCTGAACCTAAAGTCTGATTTATCATGCGACCAAGTGTTAATACAGGCCTCATTTCCAAAGAAGCAATTAAGCATTTTGTATCTTGTCGCATCAAAGCTAATATAACTTGTGAAAGCCACATAGATTTGCCATGTCCTGATACACCTGTAAGTATGGTTAATTCTGAATTTCTAACACGAAATCCATCTTCTGTTTTAACCCAACCTAAAGACTTTCCTGAATTAATTTCTTCGTTAAAGTATTTTATAACGTCTTCTGTAAACAAGTCAGTTGATTTTACTTTGAACTCAGCATGAGAATAACCATCATTGTAAAACTCTTTAATTGTTTCTTGACTTACTGTGAGTTTATCAATGACTTCGCCAAGATTCATATTCCACCTTCCCATGCTTTACGAATCTGTGGAACATCACCATCATTCCAACGTTCTTGATTAAGAAGTGTTAATGGGGCAGGTGAGAATCCATCCTTCCAAGATTGTGTATCTTTCATTTTCTTAACATAACTTATAACTTCATCTGCTATTGCATCAAGATTTTTATTTGCCCATCTCTCTAAACAAGTTTTCTTATTTACTTTACGAGTTGTAGGATACATTTCCCAAAATTCAGAAAATCTATTGGTCGTTTTAACGACATATATATTCTCTTCTCTTCTCTTTATCTTCTCTATGCTAGCAGGTTGATAATCTTTTTCTAGCCAACCTCTAGTAAATAATTCATTTACTATTTTGTCAACAAAATCAATAGAGTAGTGAAGTCTAAAAGCTATCTCAAAATTATCAGGTAAAATACCGTCACTTTCTGACCCTAAACACCATAACTCTACTAAAACAGCTTTTTGTTCAAAAGACAACTTATGAATTTCAATATCATTTATATAATCTGTACCATAAAACTTGAACCAAGTCATCTTTTTTTGATAACGTGGGTTTTTAGCTTTATAAAGATTGAACTTTTCCCAATTCTTAATTTTATACATAACTCTCCTTAAAATAGACATTCTTCATATTGTGTCAAATCTAACACAGTTTTTGCTCTAGGAACGACTTTTAGCTTACAATCAGGTCTATTCTCAAGAAACCATAGAGCAGAAGCCTTGTTACTAAAGGCTCTTAGTGGTTTTCCATCAAATTCGTCTAAAATGATAAAGCGTAAGTATTCCA